TTTTCCTGCATTACCTAAAATAAGATCATCTAAAAGTCCTGGTATTCTTGCACCTGCTGATGTTACTTTCATACTATTTACTAAAGGAATAGGTGTAGCAAGACCTAAAATAGTTTCACCATAATTTTGACTATTTTGTTTAACTGTATTAACTTGATTGTTTTGATTAGAGGCTCCTGAAATCCATTGCTTATTAGGATTATTACCTATTAAAGGATCAGTAATAGTGCCGTTTGATTTATTCTGTTTTGAAGTTATTAATTTTATTAACTTTTCTTGGTCAGTTTCAGCTTTTAGTATTGTTGGGATATTTACAGGAGCAACAGCTGTAGAAGAAGCTTCTGCTGTATGTAATCCTCCATGAGATTTTTTTGTATTTGATTTATTTTTCCAATTTCCTTTCCTAGCAAAATCAATCATTTTTTCTTTAGTGTCAAACTTATATAATTCACCTCTATTTTCTGCTTCTTTAGAGTTACCTTTAAACCAATTATTTTCATTATCTTGAAATATTGTTGGCCAAGCTGTGTTTTTATTATCATCAGCCATTAGGTGCGTTGACTCCTGGTGCCCTTTATACATAGGTGTATTTGAAAACTGTTGCGTATTTTTAACAGGATCATTAATGACTGCCATTTTATCTACCATATAAGTAGATCCCTCTCTAGATTTTACTCCTCCTGTTTTAGCTAGTTGAGTAGGTAAAGCTGAAGTACTATCTACTAAATTAGATGCAACAGATGGAGGAGTTTCCATACTTACATTATTAATTGGAGCAGGATTAGATGGTGGTATAGATACAGATTCTTGTTGAACCTGCTGTTCTTGCACTTGTTCTTGTTGAGGTAAAACCGATTGACCTTGAAGAGCTGCTATTATATCTCCAGACCCAGATGATTTTACCTGCTCTAGTATAGCTCTTCTATCTTGGTTTGTTAGCATTCTGTTTTGCTATTTCTTTTTTACTTTCTATGTCTTCTCTTTTAATTGCATTAGAATCTATATTTTCTCTCATTTTTAATTCTAATTCTTGTTCTTTTAAAGCTAACTCTGATTTTTTAAGTTCAAACTCTTGAATCATTTTTTCTAAGTTAAATGCGTTTCCTTCTACATCTTGTTTAGATTCTGCACTTATTAAAGCAATTTCAATATCTTTTTGTCTATCTTTTTCTCTTTCAAGATTTTCAGCTTCTGTTTGCATTTGTTGAGCTTCTAACTGCTGTTGTTGCATTTGTTGTTGTGCTTCTTGTTGAGCTTTTTCTAATTCAGCGTTTGCTTTGTCTGCAAGTTTAAGATTTTTCTTAATTTCTGTAAAACTATCAGAATCTAACATCTCAGCTATGTCTCCTGGTTTAGCACCATTTTGCATCATAGCTTGTGTTAATCCTTTGATATTTTGTAGTTTTTCTTGGTCTTTACCAGCGTCAGAAACAAATATACCATAGTTAGTTTCCATGTGTTGCATACTATTTACATCTAAAAAATCTGTAGTGCCATCAGGCATTACAAACATTCCTTTTTTACCTGTTAGCCAAGCTTCTTTAGAATAATCTAATAGTGCTTGAAAATCTCTTTGTTCCATTCTTTCAAACTTTCTAAATAGATCTTCTGTGATATGTGATGATTGTAGGATAGCTTGTTGTGAAGATGCTTTACCTTCATAAGCTCCAATCTCACCTTGTCTTTGTCTACTTACTCCAGATATTTTTTCCCACTCTACTAAAATAGAATCAAGTAAAGAAATATATTGATCTATTGTTTTAATAGACATATCCATAACAGATTGATGTTGTGGGTTAAGTTGTATCCCTTCTTTGTTATAATCTACCCATGCAATACCTGTACCTTCTACATAATACATAAATTTGTCCATATCCCATTTTTTAGGGATCATATTAATATCAAATTGTGCAATTATATCTTTAGATCGTGCAATAGCTAATTCTAATCTATATTTATATATATTATAATTTAATTGATAAGGTATCCCTAGTTTAACTAAAGATATATTTTTAGAATTTGTATCTGAGTATCTTCTCCCATTAATAGGTAGTTTACATTTAGAAGGATTATCTAAAGACATTCTTTGATTTAAAATAGGATTTATATTTATATAAAATCTCCCATCTATTCTTGTTCCCTCCCAAACTTCATTAACCCATGTCCAATCTAAAGTAGCTCCTTGTTCTTTCATTTCTACAGGCATTCTAAACCCGTCTTCAACTTCTTGTTCTTCTTGACTACCTGTTTCTGGGTCTATGTATGTTAAAAATCCTATTCTTTTTCTAGATTTCCAGTATACATTTATAACTTCTACTAATCTGTTTCTAAATGCATTTGTATCTTTATTAGATGAGTTAGCATGTAAAAAACTAATGTCACTTTCTGAATGTCTTGGTTCTTCAAGCTCTAATACTTGTTGTTCTGATAAAGAATCATAATAAGCATCAATAACTGTAGATGCATGCACATATTTTCTAACTAATGCCCAATCTCCATCTTCTACAAATTCTAAATCTGGGTCAAGATCATAATCTACATCTAAAGGATTTAATATTGCATAGTATGGTTCTGAATTTCTTACTCCTCTTTGAGTATAAGCTTCTCCAGTAACTAAATAATGAAACCAAGCTTTTTGTATTTTATCATATACTTCTTGTTCTTGAAATACATAATTTAAAGTTTTTTGACCTAGTACAGCTCTATTATCTACATAAGAACTTTCAAACATATCTGCAATGTGTTTAGGTGTTGGGATTTCATCCATGTTAGCACCTATATCTACTCCTTGTTCTTGTATTGATTGTAAAAAACTTTGTCTTAAATTTTCAGAGATAGCTTTAGATTTTTCTTGCTCTTTCATAGAAATACTATCTGAATTTTGTACTGTAACAGTATAATTGAGAGGTCTTTTAGATTTTTCCCCTAGAAGAAGATCAATTATGGGTTTGATAATGGGGTAATTACGCATTTCAGAAGGAAAGTTCTTACGGCTTTTACCATAAGGTTTTAGTACGTAATTATAATCGCCCTCATCAATTACACCGTTATAGTAATCATATAATATCTTGAGATCATTCTTTTGTTTAGAATGAGTTGAGCCTGAATTAGAAAGATCTATAAATGCTTCTACACATTCTTCTCCCCACTTTTTATTCTTCTTATTAATCGAGAGTTTTTGTCTCGGTATTTTATCGTATCCCATAATTTACAAATTTACTTATTTTTTACCGTATTTTGAACTTCAATATTAATTACTACCCTGATATTATAAATATACCACTATAAGTAATCACACAATTCATATAAACTATATTTTAAACATAATTCTTCACCTGCTTTTATAGTATGAAGTGTTTTTAATTTTTTATAATGATAATCATGATCTTCATTTATAAGTTCACAATTAGGTTTGTCATTATGATTAATAAAACCCCCTAAAGGTGTACGTATAAAATTATGTTGAAAATTAGGATCATATATATGTGTAATACCTATAACTACCTCTCCCGGAATATCTTGTTTTGCTAGGATCCCGGCTCCATGTATTTTTGATGGACCTATCGTTAAGTACTCTGGTAGAGGGTTATAAGGTTTTTTTTCTTCGTCAGTCATATTAATAATAATTTGTTTGAAACCATTTATCTGCACTTCTGTCTTCTAATATATCTTTTACCTCCGCATTATATAATTCTCTTGTATGATACATACCTATCATTAAGGACATCACACGGTCAAAATTTCCTGAATGATTAAATTTTATTAATTCTGTCAATAAAGCAGGATCATAAATTTTGTGTAAATTTAATAATTTTTTTCCTGATTCATCTTTACTCCTAACTGTATTAAGCCAATCTCTTATATATATCTCACCTTGACGCTTTCTTCCTTCAGTCATATGCATACCATATTGACGTTTTACAGTCTTACTTCTTAATTCTTTTTTATCTAACATTTCAAACTCTTCTTGCAATTTATGCATTTTTCTAAATCTTTTTGCATAAGCTATTACTTCTCCTCGATCATTCTCAAATCCTATCTTACATCCATAATAATCTGCTAACATAAACAAATTTCTATTATAATCATCTTGTGTATGTGGTCTCCCTACATATGAAGCTACAATTATATCATCTGGTTGAGATAAATTGTTAGGTCTTTTTAATACATAAGCAGATCCTAAAGACATAGAGTCTGCAGATTGATTTTGACCATAAGGATCATGACATATTACATATAAATTCATAGGAACTTGTTGTTCTTGGTTTTTATATGGTGCTTCGTATATAACTATAGCTCCTGTCTTGTCATCATCTTTTCTATGTGGATATTTAGTGATAGCTTTTAAATCACCATCAATCTTAAACTTAACTTCTCCTTTTTCATTGTGATATAAGTTACCTATTGTACCTACTGCTTGTAAATTCCTTGCTTTAACATTATTATACTGTTCTTGCAATGATGCAATATCAAATAAATTAGCTGTTACTTGTAATGTAGCTTCTTGCGGTGAAAAAGGATGCTCAGCTATATATTGGTCTAAAGATTTTGCATCTGCAGCACCTTTTTTCTTTTCCCTCATTTGTTCTTCGTATTCTATAGCTTCTTGAGCTTTTGAATTACCTTGAT